TGCAAACGCGCAGACAACAGTCCCCACATTTACGACCGGCCAAGTGCTGACTGCCGACCAGCAAAATCAGTCGGCACGCACCGGCGTACCAGTGTTCAGTTCGACTGTCACACGCGACGCCGCATTTGGCGGCACAGGCGAAAAAACACTGGCCGAAGGCCAGCTGTGTTACGTCGAAGGCACTGGCCTACAGACCTACAACGGCACGTCATGGGTGACCTGGGGCGCAGCACCGTCCAACGGTTTGACCCTAATCAGTGCAACCACAATCGGAACAACTGTTGCATCAGTGACAGTTTCTAATGCATTTAGCGCAACATACGACAATTATCTGATTACCGTAAACGGCGGCGTCGCAAGCACCAATAACGGCCTGAATTTGACGCTTGGCGCAACCGCAACCGGCTACTACTTTGGCGGCAGTCAAACAAATTTTTCGACGGGAACTTTGGGTGCAATTTCTGGTTCAAATCTTACAAATTTTGAAAACGCTGTTGCTGGTAGCGCAAATTCTTTACAAGGCAACATTTATTTGTATGACCCATTCAACGCAAAAAACACTCACGTCTATTGGACAAACAGCCGTTCCGATACCGCGCAAAACGCTAGACAAGTCGGCGGATATCTTGCCAATACGACTTCATACACTGCATTTACATTGACGGCAAGCACAGGAACGATTACAGGCGGCACAATTCGCGTTTATGGATTGCAGAATAGTTAGGTGACTATGACGTACAAAATACAAATTGACCACACGATACAAAATGCAACCGCCAACCAGGCCGCCGTTATTGACGCGCAACGCGCTGAAGCTGAATCATTAGCGGCAGCGGCCGACGCCAAAGCCGCAGCCCTGGCATCAGCGCACATCAAACTTGCGGCATTAGGACTAAACGACGATGAAATCGCAGCCATCATCGGGGCCTGACATGGACAAACAGGCGCAACTACAAACCGCCGACCAAACACTAAAAGGCGCAATCATCGGCCTGGTCACCTATGTCGCATACAAATACGACATGGATATGCAACTAGTCGCCTTGGCCATCCCTGTCGTGTCAGGCATCCTGGCCTACATCTCGACGCTGGTCGGCAACAAAAAAACCGCGTGCCTGTTCGTAGCAAAAGACGACGACCAACCAAAATGACGCCCTACGTCGTACCGACGTACCCTGTCGTCAAACACAAACTGCCAGGAACCGAACGCTGGGCCGAACTAGCGCAACTGCACAGCGGCGGCGCGCTATGGAATAACGGCACATGGGTCATACGCGACATACGCGGCAAAACCGGCCAGGTCAGCAACCATGCGCGCGGCGTCGCGATGGACCTGTCATTCAGACGCATCGAACCGCGCGGCCTGGGCGTCAACGACGGCCGCCGCAAAGCCATCACATTCCTGCAAATCTGCCTAGACAACTGGCGACAGTTAGGCATTCAATGCGTGCTGGACTACTGGCCGAAGGATTACGGCAGGGGATGGCGATGCGACCGCGTCAACCCCGCCCTACCAAAACCCCACAGCGCAGAAGCGTGGGTCAAATACGCCAAACCAACCATCACCGGCGCACCAGGCGGCGACTGGCTGCACATCGAAATCACCCGCCAAATGGCCGAATCCGCAGCCGACGTTCAACGCGCATTCGACCAGGTATTCACCACACTGCAACAGTGACCCGCTAGGGTCGATATCCACAACGACAAGGGCAGGTCAAACATGGAAGAAACATCGACGCAGACAGGCGTCATACTGTACGAAGTATTCGTCGGCGAAATGCCGGACGGTAGGCAAATCATGACGCAAATATTCAGGCGGCAAGGCGACGACCGTTCCATCGTCTGCCAAATCGCATTCAGGGACCACACAGGCGAAACATGGGGACCGCCAGTCAGGCTTGACACGCTGCACAGCGTCAGCGACACCGAAACAGGGCGGCCGGCATGACCATCATCGGAAAAGTCGTCGCCGGCATCGTCGCTGGCCTGTACGGCCTATTTTTGGTCGCCCTGCCAGACGTCACCCCAGACCGCCCCAGCCCTGTGCAGACAACCGTCTACACGGCCACCAGCGCGCATTACAGCCCCGCACAGACTTCAAACCCCCCGACCCCCAGCACAACACCCCCCCTGCCAGCCGCAGGCGACTGCGACGCGTGGGTCGCCGTCGCCTACGGCATCGGCTGGCCGGCCGCCGCCCGGGACACGCTTGAACTGGCCATGCGCCTGGAATCGGGCTGCAATCCCCAGGCTGTGGGCGACAATGGGGACAGCGTCGGCCTGATGCAGCTGCATTGCCCGACCTGGGCGACACCAAACCGCAACTGGCCCATCGGCTGGACACAGCATTACGGTTTCGGCAACTGCGACGCCCTACGCCACCCCATCACCAACCTGCAAGCCGCCCTGGCAATCTGGGAAGGCTGGGCCGGCTCGACGCCAGGCTGGCAACACTGGCACGCACTGCCATGACATTCCTAGACGTTTGGGTCATATTCGGCCTGTGCATCGCCTTGTCAATCGTCGCCGTATTCGGACACAAATGACATGACACCAATCTGGGCAGACTTCGACCAACTGGTATTCGACCTGTCGGACCTGTTGGAACACGAACACAACCATCACAAAGCCAAAATCATCATGCGGGCATTGTCGTACATCTACTGGCAAAAAACAGTCATCGAAGAAATCAAAGCCGACCGCGCGACGCTTGAAGCCATGCTGCGCGACAAATGACGCAACCAGTCATCACCCTCACACAACCCCGCCTAGACGAATTACGCGTCATGGCACGCCGCCAATACGAATTAGACCCCGACCGGCATCGCCTGGTCATGCAAGGCCAGGGCATCAAAATGCATACCGAAGGCAAATTCGGTCAGGAAGCCGTCGCTGTGTACCTGTGCGTCGACAACCCCGACCGCCTAATGACGTCCGTCGCCGACTTCGCCGCTGACAATGACGTCTACGGCATCCAGGTACGCGCCACAACACACACCTACGGCCACCTGATAACCAAACCAAACGACAAACCAGGCCCCTACGTCCTGGTCACGCTGGAACGCGTCAACTACGACCTGGTACGCGCCACACTTCGCGGCTGGGCATGGCTGCACGAATGCAACATCGACGCCCGATGGCGCACACACGGACCGAATGGCCAACTACTGCCCCGCAGCTGCTACATGACGCCACAAACCGCGCTACACCCCATAGATACTGTGCCGATACCGAATCAACTGAAAGGGCAGTAATGAGTTGGGACCTAAAAGATTACGTCGACGTACCGGCACGACTGAAAATGTTGGCTGAAAGATTCCCCGACGTACGCATCAAAGAAGACGCGCCGCGCATCATCACCATCGGCGACAAAACATACATCGAAGTCAAAGTGACGGCATGGCGCACACCTGACGATACGTTGCCGGCCGTCGCGCATTGTTGGGAACCGTTCCCTGGGACGACGCCATACACACGCGACAGCGAACAAATGAACGCAGCCACATCCGCGCTGGGCAGATTGTGCGCCATCATGATGCCTGGCGCATTCGCAAAGACAGCGTCAGCCGACGAAGTGTTCCACCGCGCAGGACCGCCCCGAAACTTCGTGCCGAAGTCAAAGACGCCAGTGCCGCCGGTCGGCGGACCAGACCCCTGGGATGAACCGACACACGACCAACAAATACAGGCGATAGTTGCGCGCGAACAGGCTGAACGCAAAGCCGCCAGTACAGCTGCACCGGCCACACAGCCACAAATGAAAATGCTTGCAGCCACAGCAAAACGTAAAGGCTTGACAGTCAAAGAAGACCTGCGTGTATTCTGTGCGGACACTGTGGGCAGGGACATCACGACCGCGAAAGAACTGACGAAGGCCGAAGCATCGGCCGTCATCGACGCGCTGACTGCACTGCCTGACAAACCGCAAGACAACTGAAGTGACCCCATCGCATGGGGGCGTCACGGCCGCGCGACCGTGTGTAGGTGCAAATCCTGGGCGACTAATCATCGTCACTTCGGCCGTCAGACAGCCTGGGCAAACGCTGCGCGCAGACAGGTGCAGCGTCAGTGTGAACCGTGCTGAATCAACGGTCGGCGTGGGCCCAGGGACACGACCGCCAACTAACATGACAGGCACAACATGAAAATCGCATGGCACTACACACCGCGCACATACCTGGACAACTGCACAACGTGCGGCGAAACAAACCTACACACAGACTTCGGCGACGAAATCATCGACGGCCGCACATACTGCGCGGCCTGCGCACACCGACTACGGACAACTGAGCGCAGCGAAGGCGTCAGGCCAACTGAGCGAAGCGAAGGCGGCAGTGCCTAAACGCACCAGCGACCCCACCTACAGACGACTACGCGCCGAACTACTACGCGACAAGCCACTGTGCCACTGGTGCAAAAAACGCACAGCCACACAAGCCGACCATCTCATCGAACACGACAAAGGCGGCACAGACACAGCCGACAACCTGGTCCCATCATGCGCCGAATGCAACGGACGCAGGGGCGCACGATACGGCAACGCCAAACGCCAAGCACGCCGCGCACGACGCCCAGGACAGCCCACCGGCAAGGCCCAGGGCAAGGCCAAGCCCAGCAAGGCCCCCGCAGGTCGTTTGGATGGAAGGGGGGGTCGCC